CCGTGGGCACACGCGTCTCCGCCGTCTTAATATTTTAATGGTAATTTAATAATACTATGAAACCTATTCCCTGGTATTATATTTATAGCCCCAAATACGAAATTTTTCATCATATGTTATCATCGTCGATAGGACCAACAACGGACTTTAATGTCTGTCCTGTATTTTTACCCCAAGAAGCCTTTTCAAATACATATAGTATACCTGGTGAACACTTTTTCACCGGCAATACACTCAAATTGGACCTTATGATAAAAGCCCTTGAACAACATCCTGGCGAACATGTTATTGTAAGTGACGCAGATGTAATCGCCAATGATACATCTAACTTTCGCTTATATTTAGAATCATATATGAATAATGATATAACAATTTCTCCGGATGTAGGTACAACTATTGGGAATTTAGGATTTATATTTCTAAAAAGCACACCAGAAACTATAAAATTTTTAAAAGATGCTATGTTTGAAACATATACCACACAAAAACCCGATCTTGATATTGTAAATAAAAATTTAGCTACATTTTCTGGTCGACATGGATTGTTTACATCTGAAGTAACTCAAACAAACAAATTTATTATTGGAAGTAATTTCTATATTTTACAACTACTATGTACAAATCATGAAACATATGAAAAGAATCTATTTGAAAAATTAATAGCTGCTGCAAGAGTTCTAAATATTACAGACCTGCTTCATTTGATACCTGACAATGTATTAGAAACACTACGATGGTATTTCCAACAAAACTATCCAGAGCATTACATATCTAAATTATAAACGTTCAGAAAAATTGAATCCTTTCCACTGTACAATTAGATTTGTACACTGAAAATGCCTACTGTTGCACTTTGCGGTGTAGATGCCGATTATGATCGGCTTGTTTCCTTCCTTTCTAGCTCTGGGCATACTGTAGTTCCCTGGGCTTCTAACATTGGGCGATTGGTGTGTGGTGACTCTGCGGGGGGTTTATGGAAAATGGCTGAGGCTAAGCGGCTTGGTATCGCAGTTGTGACGGTGGCAGCCGTATTGGCTGACGCACAGCGTGCGGGAGAGTTATGGGTGACCCGCTACACACCACGGCGGCTCAAGGATATGATTGGCGGAACTACGCCAATTACCGAACTGTCGGCGTGGCTTACCGGCTGGGGTACAACGGGCGGTGTTAGAGGAGCGTTAGTGACCGGTCCACCTGGTATCGGCAAGACTACCGCCGTAGGGCTCATAGTTCGAGGATGTGGGTATGACTTGGTGGAATTCAACGCATCCGATGAGCGTTCCGCATCTGCAGTGCGGAAGTACTTTGATGAGGCGAAGCGGAGCGGAGTTTGTGGGCGGCGGCGGGTGATTGTGATGGACGAGGTGGACGGAATGAGCACCGGCGACCGTGGTGGTATCGGTGAACTGGCTCGTGTGATAGCATCGTGCGTATTTCCTATTATTTGTATTGCGAACGAACGGGGAACACCTCGGCTGCGTCCGCTTGCTTCCTGCTGTCTAGATATCCGCTTTCAGCGTCCTACAAAAACAGTCATAGCAAAGGCATTGTATGAGCGGGTTGTGAAAGCGGAGAAGCTCGGTTATACGGTTGGACAACTAGAAGAGTTGTGCGAGCGGAACGGTAACGATATCCGTTCGGTGATTAACGCTCTTCAGTTCTCGGCTGCTTCTCTCATTGGTGGTGGGAAGGACCCTCATTCGTTACAGCTGAAAGCTGGAACGAAGGACGAACTTCAACGGGTAGATGCGTTCTCCGCAACCGGTCGGCTTATCGGCGGCGGTGATTCACGGGCTGTCAAGGAAGAACTGGTGTTTCTCGATTATGGTATGATTCCCCTTATGGTAGCTGAAGGGTACGTTGCCGCCGTTGGAAAACCGCGTGGCTCTGGTTCTGGCTCTCGTCCAGATGATTCCGTGTTGGTTCAGCGCTGTGCTACTGCCGGTTCTTATCTCGGCGATTACGATATTCTAGACCGCCGTATTCGTGGCTCACAGACCTGGTCGCTAATGCCCTATGCTGTCTCGGCGGTGGTTAGCACTGCAGTAGCAACAGAAGGCATCGCACCGTTCCAAATCTTTCCGTCCTGGCTCGGTAAGCAATCTAAACGACTCAAGCACCGCCGATGGCTGCAGGATATGCGTGGGCGTAGGGTGCTTTCTAGCTCGGGAACGGGGATGCTTGATACACTCGATTGCCTACGGTCAATGCTGTTTATGAAGGGCAAGTCCGCTACGGAGATTATTGGACGCTTAGTGGACATTGGTGCAACCCGTGACGATATGCTAGAAACGATTACAGATATGACTTATAAAGATGATGCTGCGCGGGTAGCACTGGATACAAAGACCAAAGGCGGAATTACACGTGAGTGGAAGAAAATAGAGGTAAAGATGACCGTTGTGCGTGGTTCGACGCCGGAGGACGCAGATGATATTGATAACATTGATGATAGCGATGAGGAGATAGATATGCTATAGTTCAACACGTCGTTTTTGAAACGAACAATTGAAAAACTTGGTTTGGTTTTGGGGCTTTACGCCATACGGAAGCCGCCCGCCAGCTGCGAGCCGAGCGCCAGACCCGCACCCTGGCGAGACGTGAGTCCAACGGAGGGCGATAGGAGATCCAGGATGGCGAAGACAACCGCGGCGGTCGTGGCAACGACGGCAATCTCCTCCAGCTGGGGCGTCTTGCGGGGGATGATGACCATCGCTACCGCGACGGCTAGACCCTCCAGGAAATACTTCACAGCGCGCGTCAGGAGCTCAGTGCCGTTGAAACCGTCCATTGTTCTTATACTCCGGGCAAGGAAAAAAAGTGGAGCCGATTGCGTTAAAGTTTAAAGATATAATTCATTTATTGCTCTAGAAACTATGTCGGAGAATACGGAATCCGATAAGAAGGAGGTCTATCTAGAGGCGGATAAGGAGATTCCGGGACAGCACTATGTCGCCCTCAGCTTTATTAGTCCGCAGAAGGTACTGAAGAACAAGGACCTGTTCTTTTTTACGGAGTTCCTTAAGGATTACGAGATGCAGTACAAGATTAAGTCCACGGAGGGATTCGTAATGTCGGAGGTCCAAAAGATTCAGGAGGCTGCCTCCAAGGTTCAGGATGTTGTTGAGAATGCTCTCCTCAAGAAGGATAAGGCGACCGACCTCAGTGGTGCACTCCAGGTACTTGTCGACCTCAGCGGTGCTCTCCAGACCATTAAGGATGTTCGCCGTGAGCTCACAAGTGACATTGCCGCTGATATGAGCACCTACGTTAAGACGAAGGTCGCTGATTTCCGTGAAAGTGCTGTCAAGGAGGAGTACGAGACATTCCTTTTCAAGAACCGTAAGCGTCTAGATGACGAGTTCTTTGCGAAGAACGATTTCCGTACGACGGTTCAGGGTGTTAAGGTGCGTGGTGTATATGATACGTACAACGAGGCGATTCACCGTTGTAAGACACTACAGAAGATTGACCCCGCTTTCAACGTCTATGTTGGTCAGGTAGGGTTCTGGCTCCCCTGGGACCCTGAGCCGCACGATATTACGGACCAGGAGTACGCTGACGACCAGCTCAATACCCTGATGAAGAAGTACAAGGAGAACGAGCAGAAGCGCGATGAGCTCTATGCCGAGCACAAGATTCTCCGTATGGGCGAGGCGAAGTCAAAGAAGCCCGTTATTGGCGCAAGTCCCACGGAGGAGTCTAAGCCCGCTAAGGATATGTTCGGCGACGAGGACCCGTTCATGAAGCGTAAGCGTGAGCAGGCGGAGTTAGCGGCAGCGGCTGTCACTGCATCGGTAATGAAGGCGGTGGACGGTGGTGCAGCGGCACTAGCTGCAGCGGCGCCCGCCGAAAATACCCTCATATCCGAGGATGGTAAGAAGCTATAAATAAAGTACCATTATAAATGAGTTGTCCCTACAAATACGCTCTAGGTATCCCTGGACAAGGCTTTCATTCAACACGTATCTTTGGATATGCATTGAATGATACACTCGCAACAATTGTACTCGCTTTTGTTACGTCATATTTTACTAAGCTACCGTTTCTGCCGGTTTTAGTCTTTTGGCTCGTAGCCGGTGAAATACTACATTATGTATTCGGCACGCAAACGGCGTTGTTGACATCTATTGGTGTTAAGGTACAGTGTACTTAAACAATTTGTATATGTATAAAATATAAATGTATTTAGGTCAAGCACAACAAGATAAATTTATATTGAATATTCTTAAAGAAAAGAGGAATGGATATTTTTTAGAAATTGGTTCTAATCACCCTATAAATATAAATAATACATATTTGTTAGAATCAAAATATGATTGGAAGGGAATTATGATAGAATATAATGAATCTTATTTAGAGTTATATAAAATACATCGTCCTAAAAGCATTCATGTAATAAATGATGCTACAAAAGTAGATTATAAAACTTTATTTGAAAAAAATAATATGCCTTTATCCTTAGATTACTTACAAATTGATTTAGAAGCCAATAATGGTTCTACAATTAATACATTAAAAAAATTAGATAATGAAATATTTGATACTTACAAATTTGCTACTGTAACATTTGAACATGATATTTATCATACTAATTTTGATAATACACGATTAAAATCTCGTGATATATTTAAAAACAGAGGATATGTTCGTGTATTTGACGACATATACAATGAAAGTATAATATATCCATACGAAGATTGGTATGTTCATCCAGATTTAGTTGATATGAATTATGTTAATAATTTAATAGAAATTAATAAAAAACATTATGTTGACAGTTCTATTACAGGAAAGACAATAAATTGGAAAAATATTCAATATACCTAAATCAAACTTGGCGTAAAAATTTGACACGGGTTTCCTGAATTTCTAACAAGGTATAACACTATGCTAGTACTATACCTAGTTCCTGAGGATGCTGCAACTGCGGAAATGTATAAGACGCAGGCGGCAGCCTATATGGCAAAGCCTAAGGCGGAGCGGGATGCCGGCTTTGACCTCTATTCGGTGGCAGCAACGGTGCCTGGAATGAGCCCGACGACTGCCGGTGGCAGCGGTAGCGATGGTGCATCTATCAAGGTCGGTCAGACCTGCCGTGCCGCGGTCTACGATCCTATGCTTGGACGATTCCGTGCGTACTGGATGCTACCACGCTCCTCCATCTCCAAAACCCCGCTACGGCTGGCGAACTCCGTCGGACTCATTGACGCCGGTTACCGTGGTACGCTCCTTGCTATGGTCTACTCTACAGGCAAGGACTTTGCCGTTGCCGCTGGTGACCGCTACTTCCAAATCGCCGGACCTGAACTACAGCCATTCGAGCGTATTGAAATCGTAGACGAAATTCCTGGCGGGGCGACTATCCGCGGTGCCGGTGGATTTGGTAGCACCGGTCGCAGCGGTGTCGCTGCTGCCGAGTCTCAAATCAACGGTGGCGTGGATTACATTCGCTAGAACGGCGGTCTAAACATTTTTTAAGTAGGATTTGTAAATGGTCCAAAGAATACCAATGGAAATAGGCAATGCGCTAAGAGAACTTGCTCGGCAGGACCCTTACGCTGTACCTGGTTACTTATGGAAAAATCCATTTAATCCTCGAGCCACGGGGCGTCGTTGGACTCCGCGGACATTAGAATTCTTTCAGCGGTGGCAAATATACGAACAACAGAATCTAGCGGAATTGGCTGCTCAGGGCGGGGTAGCGGCAGCGGCAGCGGTTAATACTTATTTACCTGAAGCACCGGTCCCTTTGTCGCCGCTCCCGTCGTCAACATAGGCAAGCCTGCATCGCCAGCCTGTTCCGCCAACTCCTTCTGACGCTCGTACTCCGCCGACCGTACCCAATGGTCCCGCGACCCAATCTTAAAATCAGGGTGCGGCTGTGCCTTGTACCAGAACACACAATCCTCAATCTTATTCGTGTGCGCACCGTTGTGAATTACCAAACACTCGTAATCCTCGGTACACTGGTCCATAATCTGGCAGAATAGCTCAAAGGTTGGGAAAATACCCGCAAACTGCTCGTAAATACGACGGCGAGCAGACACCTGATTCTCACGTAGGATAAATACGTAATCTACCTGTCCTCGTAGGACCGGCGGAATACCCATCACGTACTGAATGGCTAGAATATAGAGGAGACCGTAGTGGCGACCGTTCATGAATAGCGAACGAATCCACTTATCGTTCACCCACTTATTATCATACAAGCAATCATCCATAATGATAAACGCCTTACGGTCTAGTTGCGAGGATCCGCGTGCCTCCGTCTCCTTACGAATCTGCTTCGTAATGCCCTCTTGACGCTTGAGCACATTAGAGACAGTCTGCGGTACGACCTCGTCGTGAATAAACAGACTCGGAACCATAGACCCGTAGAAAGCGTTAGCACCCTCAGTACCCGAGAACACTGTACCAATAGGAAACTTCTGCTTGTACCACATTAGGTCCTTGATAAGCCAGGACTTACCGGTTCCACGGCGTCCAATAAATAGCACAACACCGTCATCCGGAATCATATTCATATTAAATTTGGAAAGGCGGAGATTCATGGTGGGGCGGTTGGACGCCGGCTCACCCCCCATTGTTGGCAACATCGCCGTTAATCCCATACCTGGTCTTGCCGGAGCACTCATCTATGTTGATACCTAATTCAGCCATTTTTCTTTTACCGCGTATCCTCATGCGGAAAGTCTCTTAAATTAGACCCGGTCCGAAACTTAGAAATGCCTGGTAACCGAAATCATGGGCGCGGCGGTCTTCCTCCAAGAGGTGGTGGAGCTCGCGGTCGCGGCGGCAGCGGTAGCGGAGGAGGAGGACGTGGTGGTGGAGCTGCAGGCAGTAGCGGAGGTAAAGCAAATGTGCGCATTGCGAAACCCGCCGTTCACGAACTACCAGAATCACTCTTACTTTCCACTGCCCCTAGTGAGATGCCGACAACGATTCGTGAGGCAATGAATGAATTCAAGAAACCCCAAGCATACTTCTCCGCGTTAGAGAAACTACAACCTTCCCTTGAGGCATCTATTGTAGGATTTCAGTCGTGCTGGCTCGGTATTTCAGGCGAAAGTGTAACTGGTATTGAGCGACCGAACGAATCTTCGTTTGAAGGTGCTCTTAAGATGTCCGATGGAACTACACGGGATATCTTCATTAAGCGTATTCATCTTGTAGATCCACTTGCTGCAATGGAGGGTGAATACGTTCTACCAAGCGACGGTGCCCTTGCTGCACCTAGTGACCTATGGAAAAATACGCTTATGAAAATTAATAATCCATTAAACGAGGCGTATGTTGATTGCCTCTTCGCACTCTATGCATCTAAGTTTGTCGAAAGCAGTATTTCACCGCACTGGTGCCGCTGCTACGGCACATTCTCCGCCCGTGTTGATACCTATGTCTATAATATTTCTGAAGAGTACGATTCTCTAAGGAAAAAGTCGTGGTGGAATGTACATCAGCGTCTAGGTCTCTTCAAATACCAAGAAGATGATGAAGGAAAGAAACCCCTAGACGCACTCTTTACACAACCTGGTACGGCACTATCTCTTGACGATTTTGTATCTGTTGATGCCGATACGGGTACTGCGATTACTGCGATTACTGCGATTACTGCGATTTTTGTAAGTGCTACAAATGATATTACCGTTAGCGAAGAAGAGCCAATTGTGAGCAGTGAAGAGCCTGTGAAACTAACAAATCCTAAACTACGGCTCAAGCGTTTATCTGACTCTAGCGGTAGTGGAGATTCTGGCTCTGGTTCTTATGAAAGTGATGAAGTTGATGAAGTTGAAGAATTTGTAGAGTTCTACAATTTCCCTGTACAGGTATCTTTGCTAGAGAAGGCTGACGGTACAATGGATACTCTTCTTGATGAGGAAGACGCCGATGACGCCGCTATGTTGGAAACAAAGGACGTACGTTGGGCAGCGTGGCTCTTCCAAGTAATAGCCGGTCTGGTCGTTGCACAGCACTACTTCGGATTTGTTCACAATGACTTACACACTAATAATATTATGTGGAACGGCACTGGTGTGACCGATATTTACTACCGTGTTGTGCCTGGGCGGGGAAAGGAGACCTGGTATATGAAGATTCCGACTTACGGACGCCTAATGAAGATTATTGATTTTGGTCGCGCATCCTTCACCGTACCAGGTGCAGGTTTCTTTATTTCTGATGCATTTTTTCCTGGCAACGACGCAGCCACCCAGTACAATTGCGATCCATTCTTCGACTCTGCCGAAGGTAAGAAAGTAGAGCCCAATACCTCATTCGACTTATGCCGCCTTGCCGTATCTCTATTAGAATCACTCTTTCCGGACCGCCCTGCGAACTCAACGCCCGTTAAGATTATGTCGCGTGAAGGTGCTAAACTCTATCCCGAAACCGTCAGCCCCGTCTATAACTTGTTGTGGGAGTGGCTCACAGACGATGACGGTAAGAACGTACTTCGTACACCAAACGGTGAGGAGCGTTACCCTGACTTTGACCTATACCGTGCTTTAGCGGCGCAAGTTCACAATGCTATGCCTAAGGTACAGGTGGAGAAGCCACTATTTTCGCAATTCCGTTGTGCTGCAAAAGACATTCCCGCAAATACAAAAGTTTATGAATTGATTTTAGCCCCTTAATAACAGAGAATGAACCAATATTGGAAGGCGAAGGCATATATGATCGCAATGGTTCTCCTGGTTATTGGTGGGCTTAACTGGGGTATTAAGAGTTTTACGGGAAAGGACTTTGTTACATACGTGACAGGACGTAATGTTGTTTTAGCCAATGCTATCTTCGCCGCCGTGGGAGTCGCCGCCCTGTTTATCGGCTTACACCGTGATAGCTATCTACCATTCCTAGGCAAGTCGCTCATCCCGTGCGAAGTACTGAAGACCCAGACTCCCGAGAACGCTGATATTTCAACAGATGTTGTAGTAGGTCCCGGCACAAAAGTGCTCTATTGGGCGGCTGAGCCTGCAAACAAGGATCTACACGAACTAAACGATTGGAAGAAAGCATATCTTGCCTACCGTAATGCGGGTGTCGCCATTGCCAACGAGTCTGGTATTGTTACTCTCAAGGTACGGAAGCCGCAGCCTTACACCGTACCGGTTAAGGGTGCACTCTCACCTCATATTCACTACCGCAAGTGTAAGGGCGATGGACTCATTAGCCGCGTTTACACGGTGACTTTAGACTCTAAGGAGTTCTTTGAGAACTACGTAGATATGCAGGAGACAAATGAGCCGGTTACAGAGAAGACGGCATTCGACTACGTTAACCCCGCTGTTGCGTTTACAGAGGTCAATGATGTTACTGCGAAGACACTCAAACAATCGTTAATGACGGAGCAGGGCGCACCCGATGAGGGCAATCAAACCGCCGGCACACCGATTGATAATGAGTTCATGGCTTTGCCGAGACCATTACTCGGAGCATCGCTCGACGCTGCATTTAGCGGCAAGGGCATCTAAACTTTTTTGTAGTTTCATTTCATTTCATCATATGCTTGTAGCATAGTATGAAAGTAATTGGGATTGTGTGGAAGTTTACAGATCCGTGGGCTCGTTACGGTTGCCGCCGCGGCTGTTAATGAAATCACGCTGCTTCGCCGTTGTGCATACGCAGCCACTGCCGCAGCTGAAAGACGCGGGGCAGCACTCGGGCTTGCACTGATTGTTCTTGAACATGAAGAGATTGTCGGGACCAATCTCAACTTCGGGACCCAGCAGGGGCTCATTCGGCGCCGGACCGCGCCAGTTAGACAGACCGTTCGCCGGCTTCTTGACAACGTTATCATACGTGCCAATCGCCTGGTAATTGTCGCCAATAGGCGAAGCGTTATCCAGCATAAAATCAACAAATCCCTCAGCACGGATGGGATAGTTCGTAAAACCATTGACCATCAGGAGATTTGCTAAGAGAAGTAGACCCAGCATTACGAGCACGAATGTAATTCTGGGAGACATTTGCTTTAGTTATAGATTAGATTTTCTCCGTTGCTGTGGCTAGAGTTTCCAGGACCCAATCATAGGTCTTATGAATCTCTGAACTTCCAACATCAGTAAAGTCTCGAACTTCGATAAACTGCCCGCCCTCAATCACTGTAAACGTACCGGACTCCGTAAAGAGTTGGAACCACTCCTGACGGAGTAAGGACTCCTGGTCGTTTGGTTTGCCGGCGCATAAACTATGTTGCTGTAACCAGGTACCGCCAATCTTTGTCCAATTACCGGATGACATATACGACGTCTCACTCAGCTGTACCGCATTAAGAACTTCCTCTGGAGATAAGCGTACAATACCGTGTACTGCCGTTTGTTTACCGTCGGCGTCAATCACTTTACATCCGGGAACTATTCCACGGATTTCCATAGGACCCAATGGTGTCATTACGTGGGTTCGACCTGTAAAACCCGCCTCTGACTTCAACGCCTGTGTGTTAGGCTCCAGGTAAATCTGGCTTGGATTGAGTAGTGTAAACACACGCTTATTCCACTCCTTGAGGTCTTTTAGGTTGTTCTCTAACTCCTCCCAATCCGCAAACTGGAGTGTACCTTGGGTTGCGGACTGGACGGGAATACGACGCGTCGACGTAATAAAGCAATAGACTCGGCGTTCCTGTTGCGGTAGTTTCTTTGCTGCAGGATGATTTTCTACTAGCGTCGGTTTGGCATCAGCATATACAATGTGTGACCCGCTCACGTGGACACCATAGAGGTCGTACATATCATCAGTATCCTGTGCGAATTTTAGTACACCCTTCACTTCGCCGCCGTCGCCAAGTATTGTACCGAGTTGAATAGATTCTATTGACTGCACGCCTGCAGCGGTTTCCACTTGGGTACCTTCTTCAAAACAGAAGACGCCTGCAATACCTGTAATTTGGTCGCCCTGACCTGACTCATTAATCGCATTCACGGCTATAATAATAATCGCAATAACGGCAATAAACAAGAATGGTAACCAAATGAAAATTGCTGCAATAATAATCAAAATTGTAATTACAATATTTACAACCAAATCAAATACGCTTAGTGTTGTTTGAATTGCCGCCAAACCTGACATAATACCCGCTACCGCAATTCCAAATGTCTTGCCGATAGCGGCGTGTAATTTCATAAATGTAGCACGTAGAGCGGTGAGTGTTCCTTGAAAACGATTTCTGAACACTTCCGTCATACCATTGAATTGACTCCACATAGCCTTGAGAAGCCCGCGTACGTTGAAAAGTCCGTCGACTGTCTGACTAACAGCATCCGCCATCATCTTAAAAATCTGCATTACCGGTTGCATAATCGTTTTCATTGTATTGTCGGCAAATGTAGATAGTAAATTATTGAAATTATCAAATGCGAATTGAAGCCGGGACCGCTGGTCGCCATCAGGCTTATAGAAAGGTGCTAAGAAAAAGACGAAAAAGATATTATTACTATACTGATCCCAGTGATCCAATACCTCCTTTTGATTTGTCTTCGCAAAGAAGTACAAAACTCCAACTAGGAGTGCCCCAGTTAAACCTATGAAAGCCCACATCCTCTTGAAATGGGTATATGAATTCTACAATTTGTAGAACCGTAATAGAAGTCGGTCAATGAGTATAACTCGTAAACAGCGTGGTTACATACGCCGCGCTGCATATACACGTAAGTTAAAAAGCGGCAAACGTGTACGGGTTCCTTCTGCATTGATTAAGGATGTTGGTCGTCCAGGTAAGGGATATCGCGGTCCTGACGGACGTCCCGGTATAGGTCCGTTACGTGAGGGCGAGCTCTCCCAGTTTGGCTACGTCAATGTAGTCAAGAAGTCCTCCACATTGCGCCGCTCTGCGTTAAAGAAAGCAGTGAAGAAGTACGGCTCCTTATCAGTTCGTCGCAAACTCCAAGCGGTTGCTACCTATACAAAAAGCACGTCGCCCCATGCAAGCAAAATCTTTAAGGCAGATATTGCGTGGATTAAACGTACGTTGTAAGTAGAATGGGAGTATTTTTCTCCATCAGTAGTTGGAATGATGTGGATGTAAATGTTAATACAGAAAAATCCGCCCCTGTAGCCCCGAAGGAAGACTCTACTGCCCTTGTACCTCCTGCGCCTCCTACACCTCCTATTCCCCCTAAAACTACCGGTGGTAAGCGGTCAAGGCGGCGCACTTATAAAAAAGAAAGACTGCGTGCTAAAACACGTAAGTAAAATCACGGCTTTCATCAGAGGGTTTTCAGAATGGAAACATCCGAATTTGAAAGACTGACTGCGTGGAAAGAGGGTTATACACAATCTATAATCGTCTTTGTACTTGTTACAGCTGTACAAATCGGCTTATTAGTTGGTGCACTAAATTTGAACATATTTTCTGACATTAAAAAGAACTTTGAAAAATACCGATGTAATCCATTATTTATGCCATTTGTAGGCAATTTCGGTTACAATCCTATCGACAACTTTAATTTTTGTGTCCAAGGTATCTTTAATTTTAAAGCCGCTGAAGTATTCGCGCCTATATACAGTATTTTAGAAACATTCCAAGGAGTTCTTGCTACTGTTGTTAACTCCGCTATGAGTATTCGTGGAATGTTTGCCAACTTTTTAGGCGGAGTCGAACAGTTCATAGCTAGCGTGCGCAATAAGATTCAATTTCTAATGAACAATGTCCGTATGAGTTTTGTCCGTATCCTCAATTTGATGGGTAAAGTCTACGGCTCTATGTTTGCTGTACTCTTTATGGGTCAGTCCGCAATGACTGCCTCATTCAATTTAGCCAATAATGACCTTGTAAAATTCTTATTTGAATTCTGCTTTGCACCTGATACACTCGTAAAGATGGCAGATGGAACAAATAAAGCAATTAAGGATGTTGTTATTGGCGATGTGCTTGCTGAGGTTCCTAACAATAAGTCGCCAGTTGTAACGTCGGTATTCCGATTTGCGGGTGCCTCCACGCCGATGGTACGTATCGGCGACGTGGTTGTGAGCGGCGCGCACTACGTTTTGGCGGGGTCGGCAGGAATGGTACCGGCGGAGGCGCACCCTGATGCGGTATGGGCGGGGTCAGTTCCAGAACTCGTGTGCCTGAACGTAAGCGGACACCGGTTCCGTGTCGGAGCAGACGGGCTACTGGTAGCGGACTACGATGAGCATGATTCGGCTGCCGTGGTGGGTGAGACACAGCGGATGGCTGCGCGTGCTTTAAATGGCGGCTGTAGCGACGGTGACGAAGAGCCGGTCATGGATTATAGCCTTGGTATTGGTGGGTCTACAGAGGTCAGCATGGCGGACGGAAGCTGGAAGCGTATGGATGCGATTACGATCGATGATGAGGTGAAGTACTCAGGAAAGGTGCTCGGTGTTGTCAGCGAGCAGTGCGATACAACAGTCGTCTCTCCCTCTGGCATTGTGTTTTCGGGCGCTCAACTGGTCTATGATTCTTCGGTGAACCAGTGGAAGCGTAGTGCTAATCACTGGTCTAGAGGTCCCGCCGGCGGTGCGAAGAAACTCTATACCATATTTACGAAGAATTCGGGTGTAATTAGCATTCGTAATGGTACAGCGGTAGAATTCATTCGTGATTACCGCGAAGCCCCCCTGCCTGAAATGGAATCCGCGTACGAGAAAGAATTTCTGGTCGCTCATTAAATATGTCTGTTATTCCGCAAGCAAACCAGACCTACATCTATTACCCAGATCCGGCGTTGCCGCTTTCTACTGTAACATACTGTGCTCAGAGCTGCGATGTGCTACTTTTCCGTAAGCAGCCCAACGACCGCTCGGCGGCAGATTCAATGACATTTAATCAGGGTAAGACACTACTTGCTGGATATTCCAATACTACACCTCCGGTCCAAGGTACGCCATTTCCTACGTTTCGCTCGCATACTGACTATATTAAGTATAAGCGTGCGGTGACTGTTCTCACCCAAAATTACGCGAGCGATACACAGCAGTAAATAAGTTGAAAAAAATTGACTTGTCGCTTATTATTATTTGAATCTGCATAAAATGCCGGTTCAAGTTGATGCCTCCTATTACGCCAGCGACCTTGTTGTACGAATTTTGCCCACGCGCACGGCAACTAATGTACGGACTCCCTACCATATTGCTCTTCTTCTAGATACGAGTGGAAGTATGGACGGGGGTCCGCTAGCCGCCGTTGTCCGTACCCTACACCTTCTGATTGACCGTATGGGCGAGACGGATATGCTTACAATTATTCAGTATTCTGGGACGGCATCAGTTGTTGTTGATTGTGCTGTTATGAACACCCGTGCTAAGACGGAGATTCATCGTATTGTAGATAGGCTGAGTGCGGATGGTGGTACAAATATGGAGGACGCAATTGAGGTGCTCAGTAATGTGAGTGAATCACATATTGACGCTGTGTTCCTAATGACCGACGGACACGTCAATACAGGAATTACGAACTCTGCAGGCTTGCTACGGCTAATTGCGGCACGTCTACCAGGCGGGACCCCCGTGAATACGCTTGGTTTCGGTAGTAATCATAATGCTCAGATGCTCCGTGATATGGCAGTGCGGAGCTGCGGCTCTTATACCTACGCCGATTCCGCCGAGCTTATTCCCGCTATTATTGGTGATATCGTCGGCGGACTCA